CGCATCACGATTAGAGCCATGCGTACCATAAACATGTCCAAGAACAGACAACATGGTATCTACAAGATCACGTTCTTTCGGCTCACGACCCCAGACAGCTCTCGACACAAATTCTCTAGTCTCACGATACGGGAGAAACGTTGACTGGCCAGCCGTCTTATTACGATTAATAACAGCATAATGCCTCAAGAAAATCATACCCGGCTCGCCAACGAGCCAGCCATTCATTTCCCGAGAACAAAAAGGAATACCGTCCCGAACATCACGAAGCTCCACATCAAAACAGTCCTCCAAAAATTTTGCGAATAATGTCGATGAAAAATAAGTCGCGCCTAAACCTTTTCCTTTATTATAGACGTGATCATCACCATAAACTATCAACTTTACTACCTTAATAAATTCTTCTTCAAGCTGAACTTTATGCTCCGGAGGAGACATAAGGATTTGATAAACGCAAAATAAGCAAAAATAAAGAGCCATAACCCAAGAGTCCATGTGAGAGGTATTATAACAGCCGGATGGAACCCCACCTCGCTGTATTCCCCAAACATCACCGAACAATTGAGTAATACGTGCAATTATCGCCTTTATTATCTTCTTAATTATCTTCTTCTTTAACTCATAATCCTCGGATCGTGGATCTTCATGAATGAGCATTGAGCTATAATAGAGATTAACAAAAAATGCCTTAACACGCATATCAAATTTGTCAACGTCCCCATCACATAAAAGAGCCTCAAAACACTCAGCCAAGCCAATTCCTAAGCATTCAGCTATGGAATCCATACCACCACGGGACCAACGGTGACCAATGCGAATGCACGGGCCACGCTCCTTCAGCATACGAATTTTCGAGACAAGACGCTCCAATATCACAAAATTCGACGAAGGGATAACAAAAACTCGACACTTATCTTGAAATTTCTGCCATTTATCGTCAAACAACTGCTTATCAAATGAAAAGAAGATCTCGCTCTTAGGAGTAATAGCCCAATAGACGGGAATATCCTTTCCTTCCCTAATAAGGCGAAGGAAAACATCCAAATCAAAACCATGCATCTCATACTTCTTCCCATGGGGAGTAATGTGTACCTTGGCATCGCCAACGCGAATTTCACGAACCAATCCCTTGTTCGGACCGGCCGAGGAGCCCAAATACATACCAAGCAAATCATCCTCGATACTGATCTTAGAACTAACAGTACCGAAAGCTGTTACACCTAACATTCGATAAAGATGAGCCAAAGTAGCACTCAAATTCTGTAGGACAACCTTTCCACGATCATTAACAAGATGAGACCTCTTATTCTGCTGAAGAACAACATACAAATATTTAAGAGGCCACAAATTGGCTCGAGCATAAGCATATACCGGACGACCATTTATCTTCCCGAACGCCATTCGCCACCGAGACTCTCGACGAAGTATAAGTGCCCACAAAGGAGGAACATCATACAGTTGCTGAACCGGTCCAGGCTCGTCTTCACTAGGCTCAAGCTGATCCCGCCCGGGAAGAGGTAGTGCAGGGCCATCAGACCAAATCCATCTCTCACACTCACTTCGAGTAACAGTTATAAAGGGAAACCGAACGGCAAAGTAATCTATATCAGTATCCTTCAAACAGTCACTAATCTCAGGAGCAAGACCACGAAGTGTTTCAGACATCGGGAAAGCTCCCTTGCCGATCGGGTCAGGAATTATCTTTATATTACCCCCTTTCTCCAAGGAATTGGAGAAGCGAGCTACCTCAGTATCTTGAACAACATCAATACCCTGATCGGTACACTTCATCGTAGACTTTACCGCTTCCACTAATTCCTGAGTCTGAGAGGCACGCGAACCTTCACCGGATTCAAACACAAAACCCGAAGTCATATGAGACCTCCCAGTTACTTGCAACTTACACCGACAATCAGCTCCATGAGGACAGTCCGGATTTGACAACTTAACCTCAAAATTTTCCATGAGATGATTTTTCCTAAACAATATCCTTATCAAATCTGAGTCCGCTTCCCTTCGAATAAGCCGCACTAGACGATGCAATTCGTGATATATCGCTTTCGACGTAGACACGAATCTTTGCGCAAGTGTT